AACTACTAAAACATCGACAGCACTTACACCAGCAGGAACAGTCCAAGTAGAACCACTGGTGAGGGTTTCACTGAATCTTTGAATGGTGAAGTTTTTCCATGTAGCACCATTCCAAAATTCTGGTTTACCAGTTGTACTATTATATCGGATCGTACCAACACTTGGTGATGCAGGTCTCTCAGCAGTTGTTCCTGTAGGAACAATGAACTGGTCTGCATCACGCAAGTCCAATGTATTAGTAACATTCAAAGTTGTTACATTTTCTGTAGTTACATTATTGGTAGTAATGTTCGCAGTCGTTGCGGTTGCGGAAGTAACACCAGTAACGTTAGAGTTATTAAGATTAATATCTCCCGTATTACCGATATCAATTTGCGGTCCCGATGCAGGAACATTAATGCCCTTAATAGAATTAACTTTAAGTTGTGACATAGCAATCTATTCTTAAGATATTACCCTTTTGGTTATTTATACAGTTTATTACCCCAGTTTCTCCCACTGAGGAGTTCCCTGCTTATTCGTATACATTTCAACTTGTCCTAATTCACTATTTACTCGGATCGAACCAAATTGTAATCCAGTAGTAGGTCTCTCGGCAGTTGTTCCTGTAGGAATTAACAATTCAGTACCATTAAAATTAATTTGACCTCCATTTTTAGCAACAACATTAGTCGCATTCATAGTAGTAGAGGTTGATGTCGTAAAATTGCAATTTGCCAGTGTTAACACTGAAGCAGTAACACTAATATTTCCAAGATCTAGAGGTTGTCCATGAGAAAACTTATTCAAGTTAATCTCAGGACCACTAGCAGCAACGCCAAGACCTTTAATAGACGTACATCTTACTTTAGACATGACTTTTTTAACAATCCTCCCTAATATTTATAATTAACCCATAATTTCCATAATAAACATGGAAGAAATACTTCTCATATCATTACTATCTCTATCATTAATCAATAATGTTCTTTGTGCATCACTGCTCCAAGATGCAGTTGCGGTAATCGTGTATGTTTGTTCAACACCTACAGTAAAACTTGTATCATCATATGTAAATGATGTCTCATACATCTCACTTGCAACGTCATTACCATTGTAAGTAGTCTTTACGGCATAAAGACTATTGGAGTTATTAGCACTTGCCAAACCAGCAGTAAGAGCAGCAGCATCTCTATTGACTCCAAATGAGGTAACATGCCTACCATTATGAGCAATATGAGCACCAATAATAATTTTTGAGGTACTTCTTGTTGGAACGATAGATACTTGCATATCTGGAATTACTGACCCAGAATCACCCAAATTTGCCGCCACAATATCGTAACGTGTTGGGGGTGTTTGTGCATGAAAATACTGAAGGACTGTGCCAGCAATAGGATCTTCAGGTTCACCACCCCAAACTTCCCAATCAGCAGTATCTGCAATAGTAACTGTAAAACCGTCTCTAATTTCTATTGGACCCCTAGTAAAGGCATTCTTGAACTTATCATCAAGAGAGGGGTCAACATTAATATTTTCGTCAATAAAGTCGGGATTACTTCTAATAACACCACCTTTACCTAAAGATGCACCACCAGAACCTACTTGTGTCCAACCAGGACTTCCTGTGCCATTATTGGCAACATAAATTTCTGCCGAACCATTACCATTATTTGCTTCACTATTATATCTCATCGTACCAACAGCAGCAGATCCAGGTCTCTGTGCTTCAGTACCAACAGGAATTCTTAGAACACTCTCACCATCCAAGAATGAGAGTGAATCAATAACTCCAGATGTAGCAGTGGAAATTTGATTTCCACGAATTCTAGTAAGTGACATCTTGTACTATAATGCTCCAGTAGTATTTAGATAGGCAATTCAATAATATGAAGAACATCAGTAGATAACGGAGCATCACCAGCACCACTACCAAACACAACGTTTTGACCATTACTATCAACATAGTAACTTGCTGTGCTATCTGTATTTACTTCTGTTTCTGTTCCACCTATTTGAACGACGCCATTCAACATAATAAGAAGAGAACTTGCAGTGTGTGCAACACCACCAGTGTAAGTTGTGATTGGGAAGATAGTTCTAGTGCCGTTAGGTTCATCAGTATCACCCACACGATAAGTTCTTGTAATGTACTTATCAGCAGCAATACCACCAGTACCCGTGGTAAGTAAATTACCATCAATTTTCACATTACCAAGAACATTTAGTCTATGATCTGCACTGGTTGCAATGCCAAGACCCATATGTTGTTGAGGGTCGCCATTTGAATCATTATGAGTCGCAATGTTAATTTGTGCTGTATCAGTTAAACCAAATTCTTTCCAATCTCCAGAATAATAAATCCAACCAAGAGACTTACCAGGAGACCAGTTTGTATTATAAACTAGGTCGCCATCAGAAGGTGTATCATACCCAGTAATATTAGTAAAATCAGGGAATCCATTTGCATCTTCAGGTGCAAGTAGAGTTTGTTTAATGATCGTACCATCTTGGTTATTATAAGTAATCTTCTTAGCAATAATATTATTAGTAGAAGAAACCTGACCAGCAAAAGTAACAGGACCAGAGAAAATAGATTCTAACTGGTTAGATGCGCCACCAACAACGGTAAGTTTATCAGTAAGAACCAATTCAGAGAAAGTTTCAATCGTTGTATTCTCTTCGCCAATAACATTCAACTGTGCGATATCTTCGTTCGTAATCTGACCCGTAACAGGGTTAATGATCTGGTTACCAATGAATAGGTCTCCGTTAGAGTTAAGACCAGAGTAGAATGCAACACCCGCCTCTTCTTTAATAGACTGAGAGAACTTAATCTGGTCAGCAGATAGCGTCTCTACTTGAGTCTGAGGGAATGCAGTTGAGTAGTTACCAGGACCGAAACCAAGATATTCAAATGTATGGTTACCAGAACGCATAATAGAATGCCTTCTAAGTTCTACTGGAATAGGTGCAACTGTTCCGTCATTATTTTCACGAATATTAATTTTTCTGGATTCTTCATCACCAGAACGTGCTGTCAATTCAACATTCGACAATCTTCTGTTTACAGAATCATAGTTTGGAGTGGTGCCTGGTTGTGTCCAACCTGTATCAGTCAATAGGAACTCAATCGATTCCTTAGTAATAGAACGTTTGGGATCCTTATTAGGTGTAGGAGTTGCACCATCGGTAGAATATACTAAACCGATAGTTTCGTTGTCAGCGACGGATACCGAAGCATCAGGGTCAGCAACAGGGTTGTCTCGGTCAAACGTAGGATATACTTCGTTGACATTTTGAGAGAACTTCCTGTCGTTGAAGTTAGAAGTTGTAGGTGCAATAGATGCACAAAGCAAGGTAATGTAGTAGATTCCATCTGTAACACCTCGTTCAAACTCTTGAGTTTTTTCGATATCGTAAATATAGAATGTTCTATTCAAATTATACGTTGTTGTATCACTATTCAGAGGTTGCAGGACATAACCAGAGAGAGGATCACGAGGAAGAGGATTAGTCTTATCCTTATCAATCTTAAGACGAATACGGAAAGTTCTATCCTGTAAGTCTCTTGGGTCAGCAATTCTCTTAATGAAAGTTGTAGGAGTAAAGTTTACGTTGTTGTATGTAGTATTTGTAGATAGAGTTGTGTAGATAGAATTTTCTGTAGAACTTACAGAGAGATACCAACCACCAACAGTTCCAGCAACACCTCCGATTGTATAAGTATTACTATCAAATTGTATTGGAGAACCAGTAACACCAGCAGCAAGACCAGATACAGAGGGACCATATGGCGAAATAGAAGCATTCTTAATTGTTGCTTCTGCTGCTCCCTGTGATACAAGTAAGCAGTTGATCTTATCGGCAACAGCAGCGGCACCTACTCCATCTTGTCTAGAACCAATTGCATAACCCTGAACTTTTGTTGATGGAGGTGATGCTTCAGTAGTATACCCATAAAGATACAATCTAGTACCAGGAGTACCACCAGAACCAGATAAAGATTGATTGACTACTTTAGTTCTTTGAATATCAATGTTTACCCAGTTAATTGAAGTTTCTTCACCAAAAATAATATTACCATTCACAGTATCAGCATTAACAACAGATAGTGTAACAACTCTGGTATTGGTATTAACTGAGGTTACAAGAGCACCAACACCAACATTACTACCACTAACTTGCATACCTTGAATAACACCATTCACAGAACCATCATTGGCAAGTGTGATTGTGCTTTCCCCATCAACTCCTGTTGCAGTTGTAGAAATAGTTGAAAGTGACTTTGGTGGGATGATATGTGTGATTTCACCTGCTTTATCTTTTGAGAATGATTTTGCTTTGAAACCAGCAGCACGAAGAGCAGTTGATCCAAAATTACTATTGGAGTTCGTAATCGACATGTCAGCACCACTAAGTGCCGTAAAGTGTGTGCCGTATCCAACAGCAAACACCGAAACTGCCTGAATGAATGAGTCATTACTACACTTAATGTGCTCGTGTGCCCATCCCTTACGATACTCAGCAAAACCATCTAAGTGAGCACCATCACCAGCAGAAGCAACATCATAATTACCAGTAGATTCGTTAAATCTTACAAATGCTCTATCATCTTTTTGAAGACTCAAACCAGTGAACTGTGCAACAACCATGGACTTAAATCCAGTTGCTTTACTACCATCAGCATGCATACCATTCATGCCCCAGACACTTCTCAGTGACAAGTTAAACGCATATGGTGATGCAGAGTCAACAGTATCAATCTCAGTCTTAACACTGATGTTAGTACCAACAGCATTACCAGTTGGTTCAGATGTCATCTGATATGTGAATATATTACCAGATGCAGAAGTTACAGTATAAGAACCATTATATACACCAGCATCTAGTTCTGATTGAGTTCCAGTAGATCCAGTAACTCCAGAAATATTAATGTTAACACCAACTGAGAAACCATGATCTCTAGGATTATCAAACTCATCAACAGTAACTGCCGTTGCAGTATTACCATTACGAGTGATTTGAAGGACTCTATATTCATCCGAAATAGGACCAACAATTCTATTCTCTTCTACTCTTGCCTGAATCTGGTCAGCAGCAGGATCTCCAGAGGTATCAGGAATTGATGCAAATGCTTTAGAAACTTTCTGATAATAAATCTCTAAATCTGTCCTCTGAGTGATATTTGCAACTGCAGAATAGTCCTCATTAGGAACAGTGCCGCTCGCAATAAGAGTTGATAGAGGATTAAGACCATCAGCAAACTCAAAGCATGTAAGTCTGTGATGAGAAAACTTAGGGGCAAGAGTTTCAGTGCTATCAGGTTTGTAATATACACCCTCTTCAGCACCATCAAAGAAAGAAAACTGCCAGAAATAAGTACCACCAGTTACTTTGAAAACAGCAGTACGAGGTGGAACTTGAATTTCATCAGTAATTCCAAGACTACCCGCTACCGTAGGATATGGAACATACTTAGGAATAATTTTTGTACGGCGAAGATCAGTACCAACGAGGGAACAACCTCTAGGAACAATGATACCACCTTCTACCGAATTAAATTTATGAAGAACGTTATTTGGAGAAGTTAAATCTAAATTTGAGTTCTCATCAATGGGAGCAACGTTTGTATATAAAACTTCTCCAGGTCTGTTATCGACAACATATTCTGCTGGATACAGCATAATCGAGAAGGCATCAAATTCGTCATTTGATAAACCAACACGATACGAGAATCTTGCTACCTCAAGAAACGCTCTTTGAATAGACTTAAAGGGTCGTAACGCTGAGTTTCCCCTATTATCGATAGCATCGGATGCATCGAAATCGTCGGGGTTAACATAGATAATACGTCCAGTTCTGGACGTAATAATATTCTTTAGTCTAGTAAGAGCCATTTCTTCTTAGAGGTCTTTCTTATATTGTTATTTAGGACTGACCGAATACACGAGTTGTAAACTCGGAACTCACATCTTCAAAACCAATTAAGGAGAATACATTATTTTGAGTTGCTGAGTAAACATGCACTCTTTGACCAGGACCGACAACCAATGATGTAACGGTATCTGTTGTGTTAGCAGACAACGTTGTATCAACTGCAAGATAACTATCAGTATCGATCGCTGCTTGTGCAGTAGTAACAGAACTTACAGTTGCTTGAGTTCTATCTACTGTATTACTCTTAGGAACATCAGAGAATGTATTAGTACCTGCAAATTCAGCAGAACCTACACCGAGAACAACTTTTAATGCAGTTCCCGTGTAATCAACAACTGTTCCATATGGACCTGCTGTTTGAGATTCGATAGTATAAGTAATACCACCAACTTCAAACGAATCTGTAGTATTTGACCATGTACCATTCAGGTCAAATGCGAAGAATTCGTCATAAGTGAAAGATGTAGACACAGTGAACGACTCATCGATACCACCATATGCTACTACAGTATCATCATAGTAGTATAAGACTGAAGGTGGTGTTTCAGTTACTGCGAAGTCATACTGAACATATGCACCTGAAGTTCCTGCGGTGCCATTTGTTGTTTTACCACTTGTATATTCAGTGCCATCATCAGCAGTGCCTGCGGTAAGGTCGGGACCAAATTCCCCTCCTTCAGTTACAGAGAGTTGGAACAGTCTTCCGCTCATAGAAGAATCTGCGACATCAAATCTGTATATCCTATCACCAAAAACAGAATCAAGACTTCTGGAATAAACTCCACCAGCAGTAGTAGTAGAGAAAATAAATTTATCTACACCAGTACCAATACCACCAACAGAAATAGTTGAAGCACCACCACTACTGCTCGTAACTTCATCACCATCACCAAATTCAGTGCCACTTCCATTGATAGTAGAAGGTCCAATACCCATAAATTCACCATCAGCAGAGGCAGAAAATACAACTGCTGTTGTAGTGTCACCACCAGTACCCTTAGTTAGAGTATCACCTACTGCAAATGTTCCTGTAAAAGATTCTGTAGAGATATCTCGTATCTCCACTTCTTTAACAAAAATTGTCGTAAGATCTGGAATAAAAACAGACTCAAATTTTAAAGTTTTTTCACCATCAACGCTGGTTAAAAGTTGACCAGGGGTAAAAACTGATGCGGCAAATGCGGTATCAACATTCACCCTATAACTGGTGATAACATCGCCTTTGTGAAGTTTGTAGGTAGATGCATCAAGGACTAACTTTTGATCGTAGTCTCTAACTGCAACTCTGTATGCTGCGCCTGTACCATCATTCGCAATTTTAAGCACTGCCGATGCAGATTGATCTACCGTCGAAGAATACAAAAGCGTATCCGTCGTTGCTGCTGGTTTGCTTTGTGCGAGAAGTCCTTGTCTTGCCATTGTTATAAATTAGAATCCTGCGTAGAAAAATTGTTGTTGTCTGGTTCTACCAGTTAAAGTTTGACCGCCGATACCAGCACCAAAGGTAACATCCTCAGCAGTAACGTTTTCCGTAGAAAGTAATGTTGCATCTGCATCTGGGAAACGAATTTCTCTATTTGCAGTCAAATTGTCAGTACGAATAGTTATGTAAGTAGGAGTTGAACCAAACGTATCGGTATTTTCATCGTAAGGAGTTATAGCATCTGCAATCCTAGGTAGAACTAACGTTTTGTTAGATACCTCTTGAGTTGCTAACTCGGTAACAAAGAGATTTTTATCATCAACATTTGTATTTAGGTTTGCAGTAGGAGGAAACTGATATACTCTGTTTGATGCCGTATTTAAATTCTCTGTGTTAAATGTAATTCTCTTAGTATCATCAGTAGGATCTGCTAAGATAAGAGTCTTAATAGTTTTATTAATTAGGGTTTGAGTAGTATCAGAACCAACTAACGTAAGACTTAGGTCAGGAACTGTAATAGTTCTATTCGCACTTAGAGCATCAGTATTTAATTGTGCCCAAAATGTTCCAGATTCAGAGTTTGTTGCAAACTTAGGATCAACTAAGGTTTTATTCAGAATAGTTTGTTCTGCCTTAGTATCAAGTAGTGTAGAAGAAGTTGCAGTAGGTTCGTTGGTAGTAGTTACTGCTCCAGCATCAGGTAAGAAATAAGAACGACGAGTATCCGAAGTCTGTGTCCAGTTAATCTGAAATACTGCTTCTTCATCTCCATCAACAATTACAAAATTATCTTCATCAATAAGAAGTGTTTTATTTCTAAGAGTTTGTGTAGTATCATCACCAACTAATGTAGTGCCACTACCAGCAGTGATAGCAGGAAATGTCATGATTCTGGTAGTAGTACCAGTACCAACTAAACCTGCTTCAAATCTAACTCTTGGACCCTGTGCATCTTCAAGAATAAAAGTTTGATCAGATATAACAAAATTGCCTGTAACTTTAACAGAACCCGTACCCTTAGGAGATAATACAATATCAGCGTTTACTGAAGTTTCATCAGTAGCAGTAATATAAAGAGAAGAACTAGTAGCACTGTTCTCGATTCTGGACATATAAAGTCCACCATCACCAAAACCTATACCAATCTGATCATATGCATCTTGATATAAACCAGTATCTCTATCTAAGTCAAAACAAACACCAGGCGCTGCTTTAGTGCCCTGCGAAACTCCCTTAAAAAGTTGATTAACCTTTACCTTACGGTTAGGAATCAAGGGGTCAGATACGACAACAGGAAGAATTGCTTCACCCGATAGGTTCGCATCTGCGATTGTATCTAACTGAGAAATTTTACGGGTTCCCACGAATAATCACACCATTTGCTACAAGGTTATTTATACGGAAACAATTCGTTGTATCTTAGAAATCTACGTTTGTTAGGTTCTATACCAAAAGATGCACATACATCAATATATGACTCCCATTCAAGTTCCAAGTGAGAAGGAATCGAGAGTATCGATTGCTCTGTGTCCGAGCATGAGTTCTTTGAGTGCGACTGCTTTTTCATAACTGGATTTGTGATGTTGAATTGTGTTATCAATACAGGATAACATCTCTTCGTAGGTCTGCCGTGGATTAACTTTTTCATCATTTAGATAATCTTCAATCGCATCATGCATACGATCTTTACGCTGTATGCAGTATTGGGCACTCCAATCAACTGTCATTTTTACTCTCCTTAAGAATTTTAAAGTACATCTTATAGTATGGTTTTTTCATTGCATCTAAGGTATTCATATCGTCTTCAAACCCCATGTATTTAAGGAGTTGATACGAACCTTCTAACTCACTAATCAACCTTAGTATGTTAGCAGGGTGCCTTTCAAGACCACCAAAATCATACTTACTTGGAACTTGTGTCATAATTTAGTTTGTCGTCTTGCTCTTTCAACTTACGCTGACGAATTCCCTCATGAAGAGCAGCAATTGCTGCTTTAGTTTCAGGAGTTTCTTCCCATTCCCATTGCTGCTGATGCTTATTCTTAAATGATTTTTTACTCATAGTTTTCAAAAAATAGGACTTGGTTGACTCTGTAAATATCTTCAAAGAATCTATGATCATTTATGTGCATTCCATGGGGAAATAATTGACCATCAAACAACACACATCTATTATACACTGCTTTAACATCTTTGACAAGGCGATACATACCCTTAGGCATCCATGGAGTTTGTCCTTCATGAGTCATACCAGTGAAATCTCGGACATCATCAGGATGATATAATGCCGTACCAGGTATTTCTTTGTCACCCCATTCGTTATTTAAAGATATAATTGCATTATATCCAGCATCTGTGTGGGGCCACCAATGATGGGTTTCAATATTGTTGTAGGAATGTTTAAGATATCTAGTTACATTAGTAATAAATTCATAACCACCATCCGTATCATCACTTCTACGTTGACTTATAAGTCTCTCTAGATACTCATAATTTTTATCAATCTGACGATCATCGGGGATGTGCGCGTTTAAACGTCTGTCCCAATAATAACAACCATTTGGAGCAGTATCAACTTTCCACAATTTTGGTAAAGGATTTAAGGTAAGTTGTCTTACCAAGTCTGGATTTTTATAAAAATTTTCAATGTAGTAGATCCTACTGCCCATAAAATCTTCTGTGTGTACATTCCATTTACCAAGTTCAAACATTTTTAGAAATCCAATATGCTAAAGTGTACCTATTACCATTTATAAGTGGGGTTACGCCGTGAGGTATTTTACTACCAGAAAACAAGACTATTGATCCTTTCTTTGGAGTAATTTCCATAGTATTTTCAAAGAAAGTTTTACCACCATAATATCCATCATTCAAGTACACAATAGCACTCCAAATATCAGTAGAAAAATCTAAGTGCAACTTCATTGATGATATTCCAGGATACCACTTAACTAATTCATTATTACTAATAGTGTATTCAGATGGATATAAAGATTTACATAAATTTATAGTCCTTTCATTAAAGATACTAAAATCTTTCTCATAAGACAATAAATCTAAAGGAGTGGTGTTATTGTCTCCATATTGAAAAGAGTCGCCCATCTTGCTATCAAAAAAATTTATACAAAATTGACATTCTTCTTGAGATAGAAAATTTTCTACAAATAATATTTTTTTCATAGAGGTATTAACCCAATATTATCATATACTTCTGTTAGATCACTTTCAAACAATACATCATAACCTAAAGTAATTCTTGGAGTATCAAACACTTCATCGAATACTACCTTATGTTCTTGATGACCACTACCAATATAGATATTTCCTATTTCATTAACAATTTCATATTCACGAAACACTGTCCTAGATTTGTGAGGTTGAATAGAAATATACCCATGAATTGGCCAGTCATGTTTATGCCATCCAAGAATTTTTTCTTCAGTATGATAGTTAATCCATGATTGCATCCAAAGTTTATTTTCATTAGGTACAGTTTCCCTAATAATCTGTTTTAGTTCGCAATACAAATCATGAAATAGTATTGATGGGGATGTTAATGCAAACGTATTATAACCTTTGTATGTCCATGTTGGTGTGCCACTACCAAAATATTGTTTATGAATATTAAGAGAATATTCAATAACATCAATCATTTCTGCTTGGTGATTGATAATTGTATTTGACTTGTATACTTTAGGTTTCATCATTCTATATTTAAAAATTGAGACATGCAATATCGACCCAAACCATTATGTCGATCGTCGGTATTCATATCTATGGTATCAACAGCATGTTTTATTTGCGAGGGAAATACTACTGCACTGTTATTTTGAATTTCTATTTGAATATCATAATCTACAAAATAAAAATTTCCACCAGTAAATTTTTTAGGTTGTTTATAAAACCAAGTACAGATAGTTACAAGAGCATTATCTTTGTGAGGTTTATAGTAATCACCTTGCTCATAGTAAGAGATTAATGTGCAATCATTATTAGAACACAAGTCTTTAAAAAACCATGAATCTTCTTGATTAATTATACTGTTGTTAAGGACTTTTCTATTTACAGTAAGTATATTAGAAAAATTTCTATCGGTATATAAACTATCTAAAAATACACCTTTATTTTTTTTAATAATAACATCATCTTGTACTGCTGATGCTGTCATTTCTGGATCTAATAATTTACTATTACAATTCAAAAACTCAAGTTCTTGCCAAATTAATTTCAATTCATCTTCATTATATACATCACTAATGCATATAAAAGGAATTGGATCAGTATATAATTTAATGTTCATAGTAGGAGTAGGGGGACTTGAACCCCCACGAGATTAATTCTCAACAGATTTTAAGTCTGGTGCGTCTACCGATTCCGCCACACTCCCATCAATGTAGAGTACACCAATTTGTTTGGTGTTACCAATTTCCCAGGTAGGAGGATGAAAATTACAATACTCATTGAAGGTAATCTTCATCTCTTTATCAGTAAGATTAGCATGTTTTGCTGCTTTTGGCAAGTTCCACTTTGCAGACCAAAGATTTTCCATTGCTTCACGGGTTTCAGATCTCATAAAAAATTAAAATTGATGTTATATCTTCCATAGGAATTGGAAGTTGTTGATGAACAATGCTCTTGATGTGCATTAAAGAAGATTATTCTATTTGCAACACTATCAATGTTTCCTGCATTTTTAAAAGATGTGTGTCCATCACAAGTATTTAACGAAAATAGAGCAGCATTATTTTTTAAATTTGGATAGTCTTGATGCCAATCGTGAGACTTTACTTCTGATGTCCAAGGATAAAAATTTGCTCTTACTCGAATAATACCACTCATTATCTCAAGTTCATTTCTAAACTTATTAAGAAATAATTCTTTGATTAAGGGAAAGTGTACGCAATGAACTTCATCTTCTATAAAGAATGTATGTGTAGCATACCAAGACCATGGACCAGATGTTTCATCGTGATCAGCAACATCTTTTTGAATAAAAAATGGAAATTTATTCTCAGACGTATTCATAACCAAAGAACTAATTTCTTGAAACTGTTCTTTGGGAAGAAAATCATCAATGACTGTTATTTGGTCAAAATTAATCATTTAGGTATTTTGGATATACTTGATATGTGTAATCTTTTGACTGTAGTTTTGTACGATTAATTTCTTTTATAGCATGATCGTGGCATTCAAACCAACAGATACGTTTTTCGTTTTTAATTTCTAATCGATATGGAAATGATTTGTGAGGAAACAACTCTTTTTTTCTACTATTCTTAGCAACAATTTCAGCAACCTTCTTTCGTGATGTCGTCTTTTTGGATGTACTCTTTGCCTTCGCTTTCGGAGTTGTAGTAGCAATCTTCTTCAGATTCTTCTCCAAATTGACCTGAGTCTTTACGGAGGCATTCGTTGAAGAAGTTTTGGAAGTCTTCTTCCGACCAGTTGTTGAGGATGCTTTCGATCGGGTCATTCTCGTCCCATTCGATTTGGAGTTTTCCATCGGGCGATTCGTTCACGTTCATGATTGGTCTCAGTAATTATACCATCAATAAAAATTAAATGGCAGGAGGGAAAGGGGGAATAATAACAATCCCATTTAGAGGGATATACTTCAACAGTGCCTGTATAGTATACAGGTTTTACTTTACCATGACAACCGTTTGGTACGTAATATGTAAAATCATTGATAAAGTCCTGAGTATGAGAATAATCAACCTCATACAATCTTCCTACTGGGTCAATCCAGTATTCACACATAAGACAATCCAAATCTTTTGTTTGAAGGTCTTTTCTGCTATAACTTGGACCGAGATCGTAAGAAGACCTCACTGTGTCATACATTCCCATCTTTCATTCAGAATCAGTTTCTTTTTTAAATAACTTACGACACTTCTTCACATCTTTAAGTTCATCTTTAATCATCTGATATGCATCTTCAGGTGATATTTTCTTTGCCATTTCCATAGCAGTGATGACCTCAACTCTTGTTCCAAAGTGCTTGAGTGCTTCCTCAAAACAGTTTAATTCTTCGTACATTAGTTTTTAATATATCCAAAGTCTACCAGATACTTACGTGTCAATGGAGTTGGTTCATATACTTCCCACATATTACCACCAGCACATGCTGCTAAGGCATTCATTGTCATATTCTCAGTNCGACCTGCCCAACCTGCTTCTGCTTCCCATGGCACAGCATTCTTAGGATATGTACGCTCTGCTAATACACGCCAGATGATAGGAACTTCATCCTCTGGTTTAATAATAGCAATCAGACTGTTGTCAATCGTTCCTGCCATACAATCCTGTGCTGCATGCCATCCTTCATGGCGCATAACTTGCATAAGAATACCTGGTGTGCCCATGTAGTCCTTATTCAGGAAGAAGTTGTTACTGACTGTGTGATAGACACCACGATGCATGGGTGGGAAATACTTACTATCAGCAAGAAATACATTCACACCAACTAGATTAAGTGAGTGCAACATATTATGAAACTCACCAGTAACACTAGTGAATTCTTCTGTGTTAGGATACTGTGATGAGATATCAAGCATCGAGTATACTTTCTCGACATCATCAGTACACTCTCTCAAGAGCATACAACCCATAGCATCCATGCTATTGTATCCTTGAGTGATCTTATCTTCACCAGCATTTACTGCTAGTCCATGTGCCATGCCAAACATTAGTCCAGCGAAGATTGCATTAAGTAGTTTCATTTTGTTCATCAATAAATTGTTTACGAAATTCTTCGACTTGATCAATAACATCCTCAGAAAGAGGAGGTCCAGACTGAATAACTGGTGCAAGAAGTACAGCAGCGCCATCAGGTCTTTCAATACGCCAAACGCAGCGATTGCGTTCACACATGTCTACCATAAAGTCGAAGTACTTTTCCGCTTCTTCTAAAGTTACTCTAATAAATTCAGTCATCGCACAGCAAAACAATAGGTAATCAAATCGTTATCAATAATCTCTTGAACCTCAGAGATTGTTTCGGCAAATCCTTCGGAACCTTCGTCATCGAACTTCCAGTGAACATCTTTTTCATATCCTTCGTCATCAACCAGGGTCATTTTGCGTTTGGAGAAGTTTACGAAGATGTGTGAGAGGGTGTCCATAGATTCCTTGGTTACTCCCACAGCATAGCACAGATGTCAAGCGTTGTCAATTCAAGAAAATTGCCTTGCCAGAAACCCTGACGACACCCTGAGAACTGATGTTTAGTGCAGCAAGGGCAGAGATAGTACCAACAGCACTCGCCTGGATCCTAAACAATCCTGCTGCAACATCAACATTGAATGCTCCAGTGGTGACACTACAGTTATATCCAGTAGCACCTGCAACATAACTTACAGGACCAGAGGGGTTAGTGACACTATATCTAGGTACAGTGTCAGCACCGCCAGAACCAGGAATAAGAATAGAATCAATAGAACCTCTAACCGTATTAAAGATTCCCGACTTAGCAGAAATTGGATTGCCAACTGGAAAGTTAATAAAGTGATATTCTGAGACAGTATTGAAATGAATTGCATTATTAGCATTCATCAAAATATCTCCTCCAGAATAATTTTGATTCATACAACCATTTTCGTAACTTCCTCCTGCAATTTTATGTGCTTGAGCACCAAGTTCAATCTCAGATGATTGAAGAGCAAATTTAGCACCTGCTACATTGACATCAAGATCAGAACCAAAACAAAGAGTATGTTTTTGAATCCTATCATTTTCACTAGCACCTTTCTGGGGAGCAACTTGTGGTGCTCCAGCAGCATTTAAGAAGAAACCACCACCAACTTCAAGATGACAATTTCCAGTAATTTTTAAATGATAGTCCCCTTCAACAGTAATTGTTTCTGTTCCATCAACGATCTCACATCGGTCACCATGAACTTCACTTGTATAATTGCCAGCATAAGAACTATGGTCGGCAACTAAATTACCACTGTCTCCAGTATTGGAGGTAGATTTCTTCTTATACTTTTGTAATCTTGACTCCAATTCTTCAGTAGAAAGATCTGGATTTTCTTCTCTTACTTTTTTCTGATACGTATACTCTGCATACGTATTATTATTAAGAGATACTGAAGAGTGTGTAGTTCCATTAGTACTCTTTTTAATAGACGCTTGGCGACCAGGAGTTCCAACAAACATCTCATAAGAACCATCAAGCATAGTTTTTGCTTGTGTTAAATATGGATCTGCTTGATTAATAATATTATCAATTAAACTTCCACCTGCACTAGAATCTCCACATGCTCCTCTTTGCCTACCTCTAATATCATTAATTTTATCAAGTTCATCAGCACTACAATGAGTAACACCAAATAAAGGAAACCAACCAACGGTATCTAGACCACCATGTGCCTCACGATTACAACCAGATGAGAAGAATTTTAAGAAGAATGAAATGATTCCAGTGATACTTGTAATACCATTTTTAATTAAGTCTGTACCATCTTCAAAAATTTCACTACCTTTCTTCCATGCTTCAAGAATTTCTGTTGCTTGCTCTACGCCATCGACAATAGTAGATACAGTATCAACAATCTTTAACATTGTGTCGATGATGTTTTGAACTTGGCAAACAACACTATCAATAACTGCTTGAACACCTTGAAGCACCATCGATGCTTTATCAATAGCAGAATCTAAGAATCCATTAAGAATATCCAACAAAGAACCAATAGGATCACTGATATACCCAATCAGTTGCGAATCAATATTACAAAGAGAACTAAGGATTTGTGTAATTGCAGACTGAATTGTAGTAAAAATAATATATGGTGCTCCAGTAGCACCACCTAAAAGATTTACTATAGACAACTGGTCTGCAAGATTAGATAACTGCTGTCGGATTGCAGCAACAACCTGTGCAAATACAGAACTTAAAAAGTTTTGTAATTTAGAAGTAAGAGATTGTGCGGTAATTAATTTACCAGTAATGATATCGATAAAATCTCCATTCTCTGCTTTAACAAGATTGCCAGCAGTATCTGCAATATCTTCAATCAAATATGACAACTTATATTCTAATGTTTTCCATGGACCACCGACACCATTTGCAGCAGGAATTGGTTTTTCTGGATTTCTAGGTTTCTGAGGATTGCCACTACTACCAGCGACTCCTGGCATAGTTCCGATATTTGAAGGTGATCCAACTCCTCCAGGTTCTGTAGTCTTCTGCCCAGGAACAGATACACTATTATTTTGTGGAGCGGGACGTATAAATGTAGGAGTTCCGTCAGGATTTCTGGCAACAGTATTAGTTTCACCAGGGGGAAGTGATGCAGGATTTGGAGCGACACCTGGTTCCATATTTTCACCAGTAAATGCAAATTGTTTTTTATCTCTGGTATCACCAGATTTATTAACACGCATTACCCCAATAACAATAGGCATCTGTGCAGACTCACCGTCCATAAAGAAACCCATGACAATAGCCCCAGGTTGCAATTGCCCAGAACTTTCACCTTGTCCATCATTACCTGCTTGAGAAGTATGTTGAAGTACAGTTGCCCATGGAAGATTATCAGTTGGCAAAGAATCTGTAGTTCCACCACGAACGTTTGTATAATATCCAAGCACACGAACTTTTACTCGACCCAACTCCATAGGATCTTCATTATCTTCTACCTCACCAACCCACCAAAAAAATCCATCTTTACCTACAAAATTTACTGTAGGTTCATTGATGATACCGTCAATGGTGTTCATTTCGTCTTAGACCTTATAACAAATTTATTTATGATGCTCGAAGAGGGGATCGAACCCCCGACAATCTCCGTGTAAAGGAGGTGCTCTACCGCTGAGCTATTCGAGCGAACTCCCAAGGCTGGATTTGAACCAGCGACCAGCCGATTAACAGTCGGCGGCTCTGCCACTGAGCTACTTGGGAATGATGGAACTTATAGGTCCAAAGCCTCTGACAAGATTTGAACTTGCGACCTGAGCTTTACAAAAGCCCTGCTCTACCACTGAGCTACGGAGGCATACGGGATTGATGGGACTTGAACCCACGACTTCCTGCGTGACAGGCAGGCGCTCTAACCAACTGAGCTACAACCCCATACGAGTGAAACGATATAGTTCAGTACTACCCCATACCATTTTACCTGTTTCTAAATCAATACCACGATCACATGTATGTAATTTGTCACCGTAGGCATGAATTTCAGAGATAACTTTATCTCCTCGATAACCAGTGCAACTATCACCAGCAAGTTGCCCGTGCCATGCTTCGCCATCGAATGTAAATAGTATATCACAATCTTCGTGTCTTGTCCAGTCTAAATGATAATTTTGAACAAGAACTTCGACATTTGATAACTCAACAAATTTATGATTCTTCTTTCTATATGGAAAATCGGGACCCTCACACCGTTTATAGTTACAGGATTGATAACCTTCCTCATGAAGTTTCCATATAATCTCTACAGAAACCCAATTAGTAGGATCTGACTGTGCTTGGTGTTTATTTGTCCAATGTCCAACTAAGTAATCTTGAAGTTTCATAATAAAGCTTATAGGTTTTCTGAACCCTCACAGTGTTATTCTAATGAAGATTTTGGTAAATGTCAAGTCAATCTTCGTAGACTAAACATTCTGGTTCTGATGGGTTAGCATCACAATACAATTCTAATGGTGAGGGGTCATGATGATCACCTGCTTCAATCTCTGACTTATGGTGTTCAACATATTCTTCCAATTCATGTAGTTCCCCTTCAATATGACGCCTAGTCTGAGGTGAAACTGTAGGGTCATTGAGGATTTCTACATCCTTCTTAATATGTTGCTCGATACTATCCATGATATCTCCTAGTGTATAATTATTTATTATTGTATAGAATCCTTCAATAAAAGCAACTCTGTTGCCATGTTGTTATTAACAATTTTGTGAGATACTCCAGCAATTAAATATCTGCCACTATATCTTTTATCAATTTTTGTAGTCTTTCCACTTCTTGCTGTAGATGGAATTACAACCTCTATACCATATCCTGCATACAAATCTAGGTTTCCAGGAACAACAATTTGAAGTTTGACATTTTTAATTGATTCAATTCTCATCCATTGATATGCTTGAAGTTCAACCAATTGTTCATAATTTTTTTGAGGATTTGTGCTATACTTAGGATCAAAGATTTGATTTGGTAGGATTGTATAACGAACTCTCTTAGGATAATCAATCATCTCTTGAATACCCTTATCCATCTGCTCAATAGGATTTTTATTTTTACCACCTTTAAGATGCGACATCTTACCCCAAGATTCTTTGATGGAATAACGATACGCATCAGCAGCTAAATCTGTACTTACCCCCATTTTTGATGATGATACAGTAACAGGATCTAAACCAATACTAAATCCAGACCACGTTCCATGCCTCAATCCCATCAAAAAGTTTTTTTCTTCTGGGAATGTAATAGACTCAATCTTAAATTGTTCTAAAATTTTATTTTCTGCGGTATTTTTGGGTGTATATTCATACTTGTAAAGTCTTACCTTAGCAGATGATTCCGTTCCATTAGGATTGGTTTCAGTATCTGCACTTTGCTTATTAACATCATCAATCATCTGGTCAACTGATTTAAAATGATATCCTATTCTGTTTTCAAAAAATACATATCCACCTTGTAGATTTTTTCCTGGTGAGTTGTTTCTAATAGAACGATTGCACAACCAATAAATGCAATCAAATGGTCTCCAGTTTGGAATAATAAATTGATGTTTATTTAAACTTTGTTCTACATATACTCTTTTCTTGGAATTAAGATATAGATTACTTTTTATGATGGTTTCTATAATTTTCTTAGCACTGGTTTCTTTAAAAATTACTTCACTATTTCCAAATACATTAGAGACTTCATTTCTAATATATTCATCAGATGTTAGATTTATAATGAATACGTCACTAGTCTGATTAATTTTTGAACGAGACTCAATATTATATGCTCTCATAAAATAAGTATTATCATATACACTACCAGTAATACTAATCTTAAATAATTCAGATCCTGTAAATTGATTTATCAATCCAGCATTATCTTGAATGACTAATTTTGCCTCAAGAGTAGCAGAACTAATGCTTTCATATAATTCAATACCAACTATAAATTCATTGATATCTGATGCTCCCTGAGCATTCTCTAACAACTTTCCATCGCGGTATACTTGTACGCGAACCGATACTTCACCCGATTCTGCTCTGTTTAACGTCATTTGAAAATACCTTTAAGTGGATTGTTAAAAGAATTCAACACTGCGGCAGTAGTACTTACTATCTTAGATCCAGTGCCTGCCATAACAGGAGCACCGCTAGATGAATTATTCATCATTGTTCCAATGAGAGATGTTGCTTGCTGTGCTATTTGACCAGCACTGGCATTATTCTGTGTAACTTGAGCTACTGTCATCTGAACACCTGCTTGAGCAAATTGTAAAATACGTTGTTTTGCATCATTACGTTGTTGAGTTGCTGCTTGCATCTGTTGAGATGATGTACCCCCACTTGAATTTATATTAGTACCACTTAAAGTTTGCCCAGATCTAACTCCAGTTGAGTTTTGTGAATAATCCCCCATTGAAGTTTGACCTCTGGTGGACTTTGCTCCAAGTAAACTTGCACCAACATAGTTACGTGTGGTATCCATACCGAAACCATTACTACTCCTATCGATACTATCACTTCCACTACCAGGAGGACCACCACCAGTTCCTCCATCAGGATTAATTTCAGAGTTTACAGTTTTTAATCCAGGGTTACTTGCAGTATTGAATGTGTGATTCCCATACTTAACCTCATTGACCTGTTGGGAGGGATCTACGAAAGCAGCATCATAATTTCTAAATCCAGTTGATGCCATCAAGTAGTTAATTTGTTCAGGAGATATATTACCCTTTGCTTCAAGTCTACCCCTAAGGTCTGCAGGATTTCTTGCTATCTCAATTGCTTTTTTCGCCTTTTCCAAATCCCCTGCAGACCTTACTCGATCAATCGAACCGTTTTTAGTAGGTGAATACTGTGGACCTGCTCCATAGATAATATCATTAATACTACCACTTTTGGACATGAATATTCCAGGTCCAACAACACCCGATTGAACCAGACCCGATCTGTTTAGAACCGATCTAGCAACTAATGCCATACCTAATTCACCTTCACCACTTGATTCTGCCAAAACAAGTCTTTGCAATAAATTATATTCGGCACTATTCATTTTATTGTCTCCACCAGTAGCATCAGCACCAGCACCAGGACCCGATTCGTTCAGTACGGGAGGATTTGACATTCCCATAAATCTCTTCATCATCATGCGAAGTTTATCACCACCACCACCATCAGGGTCGGTTTTCTTAAGTTTGTGTAAGTCAGAACGCTCTCCAGTTCCACCCCACCAAGTAGGACCATAATTAGGAGTTGGTCTCCTACCATCCTTGTTTGACGCTGCTTCTGCATGCGTCATAACATTTTTAATGCTTACATCACTTGGTTTCCATCCCCAACCTTTAGCAACAGCTGCTGCCTCACCAGTCATTGCATCAAGTTGTTTTTTCTTTGGACTATATCGATCCCAGTTATAGTCTTTCATTGCTGCAACAGAAATACCTACGTTTCCTGTATTTCTGCGCCAAGTATGACCAGTGTACTGATTATATTTTTTATGCTTATGTAAGGAACCATCACCCTGAACCGTAGTATGATATGGTCCATTTTTCCAATTATATCTACTAGCAGTCCAATGCATGTAAATTTGCTTATTTAAATTACCACCAGCAGCAAATCCAGGTAATTTAAATCCTGCTTTCTGTGCCTCACCGATTCTCTTATCGGTAAGTCCAGGCATTCTCTTAGTCGCAGAAGTATTGAAGGGAACAACAAATGCTCCACCACCTGCTTTACGAGCAACATACTCTTTACCATGACCAATGAATGATGTGCTCCTGCCACCATCTAAAGATACAGGATAACCAGACTGAGGACCATCAATCCAACCACCAGCAGCACGTTCTGGGATATATCCCTGCGCTTTTGCATCTTCTAGTAATCCTCTTGCTTTTAAGGTTGCTCTTGTTGGTTTACCTTTAGTAGATGGATCATATCCTTCTTCTCCCTTAGTTCTACCCTCAGCATCCATATTGCCAATCAACGAACCATCACCAGCAGGACGGGTTGCAACGCCCTCAGAAAGTAACCAGAGAGCAGCAGCACCAAGACCAACCTTACCAAGCGCACCAAGAGCACCTTTACCCTTTGTGAATGCAATCAGCAGTCGAATACTAGTACCAATATCCTTAATAATTTTAAGAGGATTAGTAAGATACCTAATACCTAATAAAATTGTACCTAAACCAATAATTGCTTTACCAAATCCTAAAGTTTTTTCCCACCAAGTAGTTTCTCCACTAAACAATTCATATAAACCGTCAATGGTATTTGAAATTCCAAATTCTGCCCATTTGAACAAAAATTCACCAAATGTTACAATACCACCAATAATAGTTTTGACAGTCTTTCTATTTTCTGGATCTGCAATCCAGTCTAAAACTTTCTTTCCAATATAAATTTTAAATAAATTACCAAGAAGTCCTAAGACACTTTCAAAGAAACCCTTAACTTTATTTGCTCCAAGATTTCCAAGAAATCCCGAATTTTTTCTTTCTGTTTTTTCTTTAGCAAACTTTGCTTTAAAAACTTTCTGATTTTTTTGCTTTTGTTCTAGATCAGATAATGAAATTGTTTTAAGATCTGATAGTATAAGTGCCAATGAGTTGACAGTTCTACCTAAGTTATTAACTGCCGTAGTATTAGAGTTCAGAGCAGCAACTAATTTAACCTCAGATTTTGGTAAACCTTCACTAGGTTTCTTTACCTGAACGAATTTGTAAAAATTTATTTTACTAGTTTTAGATATGATTGCCATTATTGCATTCTCTGCGTTAAGGTAGAAGTTCCGCTCTGGACAGCATTACTAGATGAATTATTTATTGGTACTGCTTGAGGAACAAGTTGGAATTCTTTTATGACGATTGGAATTGGTAGGAATTCGATCGCTTCTTGCATAACATACCTTTCAGACAACCCACCTTGAGATAATGCATCATTTCCTCTACTAACTGCACCGATAATTTTAGGGTCAACACCAACTTGTGCTGCAGTTTCAGCAATTCCCGCACTCATATCTCCACCAGTAATTGCTGCTTTAGCAATACCAGATATACCAGAAGGTATACCAAGAGAAGACGTAACCATGCCGAGACCCTGATCCATTGCACCCATATAGTTTCCAGAAAGAATGCTCTGCCCAATCTGTCCAAGAGGACTACTCATAGCAGCACTAAAACCAGGGATAAAACTACCTGCAGCACCTAAAATATCACCCACATTGAAATTACCTTGCATAATGTTAGATGCCATACCAATTCCTGCCATGATAGGTCCTGCACCAGGAATGAATGATGCAACACCTCTCACTATAGGATTGTTAACAACACTACCAATTGCCTTACCAATTCCACCTGTAACTCCTTTGATTGCATTACCAACACTCTTAACTACACCACCAAGGAACATCTGCTGAGGTTGTACAAGACCACCATTAGATTTACCCATTGGAGGTGCTTCGCCAGCAGGATGTGGAAGAATACCATCTTGGACTAGTTTATTATATGCGTCTAGTGATTGGAATCCATAATTATCACCAGCAAAATACTTTTCTTGACCGTCAATAGTTACTTTTTCACCAACTTTCTTATCATCGAGATTCATAGTATCTCTAGAGAAGAATGCCTTTCCTATGAGTTTTGCTTTATCAAGCATATTCATAGGATTCATCATAAAGAAGGGATCAGGAACTTTCTGTCCAAAGATATTCATCTTTGGAAATCCATCTAGTAATCTACTAAATCCATCTCCTGCCCAACCAATGAATAATTTTCCTGCTTCAAAAAGTTTTTGAATATCTCTCTTTAACTTGGCTCCAACTGCACCAGGACCATCCCCTTTGATGAGGATGTACATGAGTTCACCAACATATTCACCAAGGATAGCACCAAGAGCAGTACCAAGAATAGGAATAGGGATAAAACTACCAAGTAATCCACCGAGAGCAGTACCACCTGCTACAAATAATGCTTTACTTAAGTTTCTATCAGGTTTCCCGTCTAGAGGATCGACATCTTCAAAATATGTGTAGATACCAGCGATGAGAGCACCAACAAATGGTATTCTACCCATGGCATTCTTCGCTGCTGCTGAAGATGCTCTAGCAATTTTTGCTGCTTTCGGACCTGCTTTAAATGCTGCTCTCTGAAGACCAGGAGACAATGGAACGTTAGCAGTACCAGTTTGAAGATTTGCCCTAAATCCTGCCATTCTACTTGCTCTGGCAGGTTGTGTTAGACCTGATGCAGTCTGTCCAGGTCTAACAACTCTGTTGAGATTATCTCTATATTGACTTCCTCTTCCAGCAACTTGATTTCCTGCAGAATCGCTTCTTCGCATGAAACTAGCAGGTCTGGAAAAACTTCTTGCCCCAGACTGGAATGCATTCGTCCCTCTTTGGGTATTCCTTTGATTGTTGTTTCTATTTCTATTTAAGTCTCTATCTCTACCACCAGGAAGTGCATTAGCAGCAAGAAGAATGGCACCCATTCCTCCAATTGCTAGAGCAATTTTACCAAATGCTTCTAATCTTTGTTCAATTGTAGTCTCTTTACCAAAGATGAAATCTAGTCCATCTGAGACTTTAGATGTGATATCACCAGATAACTCTTTAATCTTATCAAATACAAATTGAGACCTTTCTAAGAAAGTTTTAATCTTTATTGAATTTTCTGGATCTGAAAAATAATCTAATGCCTTTTTTGTAAGAGCAAATGCACCAAGATCAAGGAGTAATGAACCAAGAGGACCTAAGAAATTTTGCAACCAACCAAATGCACCTTTGGTAGTTTTCTTTAATCCCGATTTTAATTTTGATTCGTCTTTTTTATTAGGTTTATCTTTTACTATTTCTTCAGAACTTTCTGCCTGCTTGTCTTTTTCTAATCTTTCTTGTCTTCTTTCAATAAGAATATTCTTTTTATCTATCTTCGATTTTGCGTCACTAATCCCTCGGAGATCACTGATAGTATTTGCAATACTAGTGACAGCAACACCTAAGTTATTGACAGCATAGGTATTTAAATTTATCGCATTAACAACTGTACTCTTTTGAGATATCTCTGGACTGACCAATTTGTATGCGGTAATGTTAGCCACTTGCTGCCTGCTGCTCCTTCATACGTTTTTCTTCTTCTTTAAGGAATTGAACTAATAGATTTACATAAATTTCTTTTTCCCAGGGCATGAGATTATCAATATGTTCTATATTCCATTTATGATGATGCATTAATGCAAAATTGCCCTCATAATAAGACCGAAGATTCGTGTGTAGGAGTACTATGCGAAAAAACTCGCTAATCCCTCAAGTACGATCTCATTTTCAACTCCAGTGTTAGGATTGGTTACCTTGATTGTATGTGACAATTTGGGCATGGTTTCAAAGAAATTTTGAATCATACCAAATTGCTTGCTACTTAGTTGATCAAAAAATTCAAGAAGTTCTGCTTTAGGGAAATCCTTACAATCATATACTTGATTAGCATCAGAAATTGTTTTAATGCAAGTTGCTGCCATCTCAAAAACTTGATCCACCTGATTATTGCCATTGTCAAAGTTCATCTGGACAAATGTCTCAATGGAAGGATATCCCATAGAGATTGCAACTTCATCAGACAATTTTATATCAGATTTATGTCCCCTAGTCTTATGAATTTTGATGTCATCCAAAGGAATGGTGACATCAACTTCAGTTTCACCATCATCATTACAAGTGACCGTTGCATTAACATTTTCACCTACAGATGATGTGCGAATTTTAAGAAATAAAAATTCAATATCAAAAGTAGCTAAAGAAGAAACGTCTTTAATATCAGTACAATCAGTGATGATTTTTTTGATTGCGTTAACCATATCTTCTGAATCACCAGTTTCAGTGGCGATCAAAAGAAGTTTTTCTTCTTTTACTAGAAATGGTCTATAAGTAACCTTTGTTCCCGTAGATGGTAATGTTGTTTTATAACTAGGAACATTTAACTTAGGTAATGGCATAACAATTCAATTCAGTAATTTTATTTATAGAGGCACGTTTACGCTAGTCCAACGTCTATGCTATTAGTAACTCTACCCGAAATAGAACCAAACTGACTGACAGCAGAAGGTACTGATATACTACCGAGAGGATCTCTTCCAGGATTTGTAGCATTATCTATTGGAGCAGGGACAAATATTCTCTCATTTCTTTGACTAAACTCACTACTTTGAAAGAATCTATAGCGTTCATAGTAAAACTGAACACTCATAGTCATTAGTTTATTCTGACTATTATCTAATTGAATAGAACCAATATTAAAGGGGAATACATTTCTTAACTCATATACTCCCGTAAGTTGATCTAATTTAGGTGTCAACGCTGTGCTTCTAGTAAGTCTAGAATCTCTGACTGCTCTAAGCATTTCTCTTTTAGAGATTGCAAGGTCACCACCACCTCTTTCCCACTTATAAATTCTCAAAAACGGACATGCATAGTTTTCATAATACTCAGTATATTGACTTGCATCGTTTGACATCAAAGAAATCCAACGCTCAAAAAATGCCCTAGTTTCTCCAGAACGAGGTACTCTAAAATTAATACTAATTTGACTAAAGGTAGAACCTGTAGCATACCTAATAGCAGAACCCAGTTGATTATAGTTTCCAGTTGTTACTTGCTTACTAGGAAGATTTACACTATCGGCATAATAGTTTAATAACTCTCTCAAATCTCCTTGTTGGGGATCATACTTAGTACCTCTTTGATACCCACCTGGTCCCATCATTGGTGGAGTAGTAAGATGTACAGAAAATAGATTCGCGAAAGAAGGTGCGTTATTTTTCTCCTTAAAAAATCCAATAAAATTCTGTAACGAATTATATTGTGCTGATTGTTCGTTTGGAATCGTCATTATACTTTTAGTTCTTTTTCTGTGATTAACATAAACTCCCAACCTTGATCCATACAAAATTCGGTTGCTGCTTTCCACTTTGCTTGATTCACAGCATATGTCACAACTTCATTAATATACCTTTTTGTGTGCCTTTTTTGAGTTTTAGGTTCTTTAGTTTGTTTAAAAGGTTTCACTTCAACTAGATACTTTCTTTTGCCAATCTTAACATAAAAATCTGGAAAGTATCGATGCCTTCTACCATCAACAGGAGATATGTAAGGAATAATAATTTCTTCACTGCCCCACTCTTGAACAGATCTAGTAATGTCACACCATTTCATAAATTTATACTCCCAAGATGATCTGTAAATTACATTACTTGGGTCTCCTTTATACTTCCCAGGAAAGGAAGGTCTGTATCTACCTTGATATCTCATAAATACATAGAGGTCACATAGTATTTAGGTATAATTTTGGCACGTAACTCAAAGATCCTAAGATATCCAATAAAACCGCCAGTTGCAGATGTTAGTGGAGCTGATGATGTAGAGTCTCCTACAGAATTTATCGACTATCTATCGTTACGTAGGTATCAGATTGATTATTCTGATAAGGCAACTTCATATTATGGACAAAATCTTCCTGGTAATAATGTAAAAAAATCCTATGGTTCTGATACCAGAGTATATCTAGCACTACCTAATAGTATTGAAACTTCATATCAACCTCAGTATAGTCAAGTTGACTTGGGAGTTGGTGGTATTGCAGCTGCTGGACTAGTTGGTACTAGTGGTGGTCTTGATTCGATTGTAAATACAGTTACAGACTTTGCAGGAAGTGCTGGTAATGAATTTGTTTCTAGTGCCATTGCGGGTGCTGCAAACAATGTATCACAGATGTTAGGATTGGCAGGAAATCTTGATGCAAACTCCTTACAATCTCTTACTACAGGAAAGGTATTTAACCCCTTTCAAGAGCAAATTTTTAAGAATATGCAGTTTAGAACTCATTCTTTTAATTTTAAATTATTTGCTCGTAGTGCTCAAGAAGCAGCAGAAATTTATGATATCATTCAATGGATAAAAATTGGTGCTGTTCCAAAAATTGGTGCTGCTAGCAGTAGTGGTCTTGACAAGGCAGATTTAAGTTCCTTTGAGTCACAACTTAAAGGATCGGATTCATTTAAAAAAGCAACCAATGCTAGATTCTTTGAAGTTCCTGATAAATTTGAAATTTCATATAAAAGGATGCAACCAGATAAAGGCAGTGGAAGAAATGGATTATTTCTTCACCATAGAATAAAAGATTCTGTATGTGCTGGTATTAAAGTTAACTTTACTCCTGATGGTTCTTACAATGCTTTTAGATCATTTAAAAGTTCAGGAAATTTTGTAACTAGGAATGACTTTGGTCAGATTCATGTTCCTTCGGTGACCTTGGCATTACAGTTCATCGAAACTTCTATTATTACTCTCGACGACGTTCTCGAAGGATTCTAAATGTCTTACTTCTCACAATTGCCCAATATCTACGTTGCTGAAGGTATCACATCTTCAGAAAATTTCAAGTATCGTTTGGTTAAAAATATATTTCGACGAGTTCTCGCAAGAGAAGACTTAGACAAATATATTACTGTATTTGAAACGTATTCCATTAGAGATGGCGATACTCCATCTACTCTTGCTAATGACGTTTGTGGTGATCCACTTAAAGACTGGGTAATTTTATTGATTAATAATATTACAGATTTTTATGAAAATTGGCCCAAAGACAGTAATGAACTTCAGGGGTTTGTTGCTGATAAGTATGTTTCTGCAGATGGTCTTCACCACTGGGAAACTCAAGAAGTATTATATAATGGCATGGTATATGTAAAAGCAGGAATTGAGATTAATGAATCATATAGAACTATAATGCCTGATGGTGTTACATTGACAAAAGATGAATCTATATACGCAGTATCAAATTATGAATATGAAGAATATAAAAATGAGTTGAAAAGAAATATATTACTCCCTAATTCTCAAATCATTGACTTAATTATTGAAGAATTTGATGATCTGGTTGAATATAAACCAAATAGAGAATTGGATAATTCCAATAACAAAAAAACTACTTTGAGTATTTCACAACTATTCTTAAATAGAAAATCAACTGTATATGCAAGTTCTGCTCGAAATACATCTGTTGGTGTTGTGACATCATTTGATTTTGGTAGCACTACTGGTTCATCATCAGCAACCCAAGGTGTTATTGCAACAGTCATTGCAGTTGATAATACTACAACTACTACTGCTGCATCTTCTGGAGGTTCAGGCACAAATACTGGTGGAGGTGCTGTAACTCCAACACCAAGTCCATCGCCATCACCCTCACCTTCTCCGAGTCCTTCACCAAGTCCAAGTCCTAGTCCTTCACCATCTCCTTCTCCGAGTCCTAGTCCTAGTCCCTCACCAGGTTACGGCGGTGGATACTGATCCTAACGAAGATTACATAACTATAGATATAACAAAAGACGGACTTGCACTTATGTACAAATCCGTCTGTTTTCATTTGGATAAATGGCCTGGTGGCGATTCTTATGAGCAACAAGGACTCATGTTAATGAAAGATAATTTATTTCGTCTTATATTGGAATCTCAATTCAGAAAACCTTAGAGACTGAAAAATTGGCGGAGATTTTTTCCGCCGTTTCAGGGAATCAAAAGTCGAATTTCGTTTTACCCCCCATCAATTTGGCAACCTGCCAGTGCTCCACCGACAATACCAAGAGGGATCGCCCAGAGGCGTCCTTCTTTACGGGATGCAGCAGCACCGATACCACCTCCAGCAATACCACCTAGGATTGAACCTTCGATGCAAGAATTGTCATCGGTATTGTGTCTCCTAGGGGTATCATCACGACGATAGACTTCACGATTACAAGGAACTTCTACTCGCTCTTTATATGATGAGACATATCCAGGAGATCTGGATGTGCCAGGAATATACTCTTCGCGGTATTCATTACGATAGCATCTGTTCTCTGAAGCATATCCTCTTTGAGAATTATATGCTTGACGGTTGCTTCGCTCACCAATACTCTCTGCACTAACAGGCAGAGCAGAGAGTAACATCATTGTAGCGAGTGCCAGTTTCATCACTCTTCCTCAGCAAGACGAGCAAACATTGACAAGGTAACCTCATCATCATCATCGACAGGAGAAGCAGCGACTGCTTTTGCTCGGAAGTTACTCACTTCAGTACCCCAATCAGGTTGATTGGATGCCATGATGTCAGGGGAGTTAAAGTCAGCAGATGCTGCAACAGGTTCATCTTGCTCATCCATACGAGGTGCAGAAGAAGTCGAAGTCTTACCAAGCACTAGATTCATACGTGCCGTAAGTTGCTCATAGGACTTGAAGTTCTTAGGATCTTCAAACTCTGCAAGAGAGTATCCTTGGTTCCAGATACCTTCCAGTTTGTCATCATCAAAGTTACCAAGAGTGCTAGGTGCAGCAAACTCAGACTTATCATAGTTCCAGTAACCTTCGACCTTACGAATCTTCAGTTTGAAGTCAGCACCTTTCCAGAAGTTGAAAGGATCGATAGGTGATTCATCAGCAAATGCAGGTTGCATTGCTTCAGTCAGTTTGTCAAAGATTTTCTTTCCAAAACGATAAAGGAAGACACGACCTTCATTTTCTGGGTGAGCAGAATCACTCACAACATAGATGTTACTGTAGTAAGAGAGTTTGCGCTTCTGAGCACGAGCGATCTCTTTATCGCTATCACGACCACTGTTCCACAGTTCGCGATTCATTTCACCGATAGGATCGTCCTTACCAAGAGTGGTGAGGGAGTTCTCGATGTACCATTGTCCACCAGGACCTTTGAATGCATGACTCCAGACCTTTGCCCAAGGCATCTCCTCTCCATCAGGAGCAGGCAGGAATCGGATAACAGCATAACCATTGCCAGACTTATCCATCTCTGGTTTCCAGAAACGTTCGTCAGCAGAAGAACCAGCAGCAGGCTGATTCAGTTTGTCAATCTCTCGCGTCAGTTTAGCGAAGGTGTCACCCTTGCTTGACGCTTTTTTGAGACTTGCAAAAGACATTTAGTATTCTCCGTATTGAGTGTGTAGTTGGATTGTTTGCTACTGGGTTATCGTAGCATAGTATTTAGGTCTCGTCAACCTCCCTCTGTGCCGCTTGTTCAAGTGTCTCCACCATGGAATCCATGCACTCTCCGAGGTCTTGATACCCAAAAGCATTTGACAAAGCATTGATTCTAGTTTTCATGTCTGCTGCTTCAGCATCTTCCGATGCAGCAAGGCATAGCCTACCATAAAAAGTTTTCTGTTTATCAATTAAGATTTTACAATCTTCTATATGATTTAACTTTTCTTTCGTATTCATAGTCCCTAGTTGGGAAGTCATTGATGCGATCTGCTGATAGGTTTCAAAAATATCTTGTAAATTTGTTTGTACTTGTTCTGACTTAAAAAAACTCATAACTTAGTCCGTATAACTGTGAGTATTATCTCTTTGTATTTTTGGCAATTGATATTTAAAAATGGTTTGTATTTTACCACCCTATTTTTAATCTCTTTCCATATAGGATCATTTAATTTTTTATCAAACCGTTCAACATATCCTAAACAAGTTTCAAATACAACGAGAGTTTCTAATGATATCTCTCCAGAAAGATAATTCCTGACGAGTAATGGGTGACTACCTTCTTCTACTTTAAAAATTTTATCAAACTTATCTTGATAAGGTGCTTCAAAATATGTTAATAAGATGTCTACGTCCTGTCTAAATTTATAAGAGAAAGATTCTTGATTTACTTTCCACTTTTCATAGTTGCCATCACTAAATGATTTTATATATCCCTTAGGATTATCCATAAAATTAGCGACAAAGTAATGAAGCATTTTCTGCTCCTCATACTTCGTCGCTAATTTCTTAAAGAAGTAACGATCACGTCGCTCTTCAAAAGATTTTTCAGAGGCAGATACTTTGCCTCTGTATTTTATATAATCGTAAGAGTCTTTAGTGAAGTGCATCTTTAATGCGAGATACATTTTGTACACTTCAAATCCTGTCACAGTGGCAATACTCCTTTCGATCTTTTCTTCATGTAGTTTAAACGTTCTGCTTCATGGCGTAAACGTTCTTTGAGTGGCTTGGAAATTAGTTTTGGAACAGTTTCCAATTCAATTTCGTTCTCTTGACAGTAAGTTACTACTGCTTCGACATACGTAATCAAACCGTTACTCATCTTTACTAGTCGCTCAATCTCTTGAGAGAATTTGGTAGCAGTTAAAAACTTGTCATCCGTTTTTTCTTTAGGCATGTTTTCCCCTAACAAATTCGTCAATATAGGACTTGAGTAATTGTAGATAGTCATCAAGATTGTACTTCTCAAATATTTGAATAGTTCCCTCTTCGGTTGCGATAAGTGTGACAATTTTCTTTACCTTTAAACCTGAACGTTCAAGGAACATTGCTGCATATGCAGTCTCTTGAACAAAATAGTTCTCGATGTATGATTCCTTTTTTTCTTTAGTTGAAGTTTTAAAATCGATTACTGCTAACTCACCATCAAATTCAGCGATACAGTCAACACGACCAGCCAAACCAAGATAATGGGAATATAAAAAAGTCTCTAAACAATGAATGTTATTGATCCTGTTTAGTGTAGACTTTGCTGACTGAAACATTCTAACAGATAATGGATTATTTTCCAAGTATTTGTCGATGTTTAGTTCTCCTTTGAAATAATCTTCTGCAAGTCCATGAAAAGCAGTGCCTCTCTGTGTTGCTCTAGCAGTAATACGATTCGCCTCATTTTCACCAATTCTAGATCTCCACTTAGTGAAGAACTCAGCGTTCTTAAACGATGTGATTGAGGTTACACTCGGATAGTATTTATCTGCCCCAGGAATAGGATAGAAACGAGTACCGTCTTGAGTCACAGGTTCAACCTCCACATGTTCATGGAGATCGACATCAATAAAATTAAAGGGCATTAGAAACCAAGATTATATTTTGTAAGGAGATAAGATTTAACTAGTCCTGAACGAACGATATCTTCGATGCTGAACTCAACGCAACTAAACTCCTGCATGTTCTGAAGAATCTTAATAAAGTCTGCAATACCAGACTTTTCATTTTCTTTCACAAGATCAGTTTGGGTGATGTCACCACACAACATAATCTTAGAATCTTTACCAATACGAGTAATCATAGAATCTAATTCATGGAAATTTAGATTCGAGAACTCATCGACAATAACAATAGCATTGTCAAGAGTAACTCCACGGATAAAAGAAGTAGACCAAAATGAAATAGTCTCTTGCGCTCGGAGATTGTCGTATAGCATGTCAAAGGAATTGTCATCAGGCATACTGAACATGTATCTTACCATGTTTTTGTATGGAATCTGATACAATGCTGACTTATCTTCATGGTCTCCAGGAAGGAAACCAATCTCACGAGTAGGGACAAGAGACCTTACAATGTATATCTTATCATAAGGTGTGTATTCGTCAAGCACTTCTTTCAATGCAAGATACAAAGTAATAAATGTTTTACCTGTACCAGCAGCACCATGTAGAAGGATGTTTTGCCCTTCGGCATACTGCTCAAACACAGTCTCTTGATTAGGAGTAAGAGGATTGATCTCTATCATGTAAGAGTTATCAATCGGTTTCTTTCTTCTAATTTGTTTAGCGGTCATATTAGAAACAGGATTACTTGTAGTATTCCTTTTACGTGCTCTTGGCATATCAAGTAAAGCGACTAAGGTTTGAGCGAGGATGTGCTTTTTGGACTTTGGACATTACTTCCTTAAATCCATCAGATTGTTTGGGGTTGCCGTAGGTTGTACCTGCAACACCCGCATGCCAATCTTTATCCCAATCGGGATTATCAATTTTCCATTGCTCATATTCGGCAACGGTCTTGCGAAACTCTTGTTTTTCGCCAGTGACCTTATTTAGTACGTTGTATAGTGGCATTAGTCTATCCTCAAAGAAGGTTGAATACAGTTGCACTCATCAAGATGCTCAGGGCATCCACAGTCACCCTCAGAGCACCACTCAAGCGCCTCAGAGATGACTGGGAAGTTGCAGATGAAATGCTGCTTGGCAAGGTTTGCAATGTCCATGTGTTCCTTCTGGGTTCCATTGGAGGAACGCAATTGGATATAATGGATCCAGTTTCTGAGATTGCCAGTCATGTACATTTTTGTGCCTACACACAATGGAAGCACATTTCTTGCACATTCCTTTGCAATACCCTCATCAAGCATTTTCTGATAGAGATCCATTCCTTGTGCAAAATGTTGTTGCATCAACATTTCAAACTTCTGCCTCTTAAACGGGTCAATATCATCAATAGAATTCTGACGATTCTTGGTGTCTTGCCTACGGAGTTCTGGTAGAGGGATCGTCGATGAGAGTAGGGAAGAATCAGCATAGCGTTGTGAAAATTCTTGAAATGTGAAACTCCTATGACGTAGCACCTGAGCCGCGATTGCTCTAGTAGTACTGATTTCTAAAGTCATAGATGCTTGTTCAAACACAGACCAGTGTCCATGCTTAATACAATACTTTAACAGTCCAGAAATTTTAGGGTTCTCCTGATTAGCAGGGTTGCTCACACGAGCAATATATCCAATTGTCTTCTCTGCATCAGGAGTAACAGAGATCAAACATACTTTAGTCATTCTTTTCCATCAATAATAATACGAGCGATGAGATACAAACCAAATGACTTTAGATAACCGATAGCGGCAAGTCCAAAGATACCTGGCATCAGCCAGTTCCATAATAGCATAAGAACCAGAGGTTTGCCAAAGAAAAAGATGGTCGAAACAATAGCTGCTACTACTTCTTTCTGCTTCTCTTCTTTCTCAAGTTCTTCTACTCCTGCCTCTTCAACTTCTTCAACAGTTTTTTTGAAAGTGTATAGAGTCATTTTTTCTCCGATGGAGGGTTCCACATCCTAGGGTTGATTGTTCCAGAGGATTGTGTCATGTTAATAAGATCGCTCCTATACGAATCCCAATAGTGGTCAAAGATATCAACCTTTTTATCGGCAGTCACTATATCAAACTTAGTAATACCATCTTGTAAATACTCTACAAGATATGCGGTATATGGAAGTGACTTATCTTTTGCACTGGTGGGATCACAATCTTTAGCAATAAACTTCAAGAACGACCTCCCCATTCAATAGATGGGAATGCCTCTGCTACTACTGCTTTGGTGATACGCTTATAATTTTCGCTCAACCTACCATCCTTTAGCAGGATTAATAGTTCTGCTTCTTCAGCACAAAGTCCTTCTAAAAGTTGAACAAACATTGATTCCCTCTTGAGGGAAGGTAGTTTAGCGCCACCTTTAAAGAAGCGGTACAGACCACGATACTCTTGCTCAAGGCGAGTATGGTCTGTACCTGGTGGTGCATCATTAGGAGTATAAGGTACATCTCCTTCAGGCAATTCGCAGATAACACTATCGTCAAAATTGATAATCATCAATTGACGGATTGCATTGCTGTTGTATTTACGGAGCAAAGAAATTTTTTCTTGCTTCGTTTTTGCATTGGAGACCTTTCTCAAAATCTCACTAATCAGCAACCGAGGGTTGCTATTTTCCATACTACTTGGCATAATTAACTCCTTAAATTAGTCTTCGTCTTCTTCCTCAAATTCATGCCAGTATTGGGTATCTGGTCTGAGGTAGATAAGTTCATCGTGAATCATATTACCATTTTCATCAAACATTTCTGGATGTGTAACAGATTTAGCATAGGCAGCGTTTTCAATAAAATCTTCAACGTATCCCTTTGCCAACCAAGAAACAGAAATTCCTAAAATGAATGCTCCAATGACAACTAAAACAACTAGTGCAATTAACATGGTTTCCTCCCTTAAAACCTTTTACAATGATCTGGAAACCAACCTCCTATGTTTGAACTCTTTGATTATTTAGTCTCAAATTAGATTGTTTTCTCTGAGATATTTCACAGTTTCTGTGCAACCTCCTAGTCTCTGAGAGTCTAGCAAAACCTGAGGGAATGTACTACCAGCACCAAATTGAGAGTAAAAATCCTGTCGTGTAAAATCACGATTCAACTGCATCTCTGTAAAAGAAAGATTCTTTCCTTGAAGGACCTGCTTTACTTTGGTGCAGTACGGACAACCAGTTCTTGAATAAATTTTAAAATTCATAATACCTCTAGAATAAAAAAGGGACTCCTAAGAGTCCCATGGGTGTTCCGACTTTTGTAGAGACCGCACGAAAGGTCTCCACATTATTTATCAGAAGGAGTACTTGACACCCAATTTAGCACCATATCCACGGTCAAGGTCTTCGTCACCTGAACCGACGAACGAGACTTCACCATAAGCACCCAGGGCATCGGTGAGGGAGACGCCAACGCCTGCCTTACCAGAAGGAACGGTGTCAGCATCACCACCATCAGGAGTGACTACGGTAGCGCCGCCTTGGACGTAGTATGAAGCAGACTCACCGAGTTCGCCTTCGTAACCCAGGTGAAGGTCTGTTCCAGCACCATTGTACTCGGATCCAGTCCAACCAGCGTTGGTTTCGACGTTGACGTAGGGGCCAGCGAAAGCGGCACCAGCAGATACAGACAGAGCAGCGGTTGCTGCGAATACAGATTTGATCATTTTGTTTAATTACCTTTTTACTTGTGGAGTTGAACCCACAGATGATAGAAGACTCGACTTGTCTCCGTTGAAATAAGTATAGCATCTTTAGGGAATGCTGTCAACAAGGAGATGCGATTAATTGAGGCACCTTCAACTTGTTGTAATTCGTTACATTAGTAACAGTGTATATTTATACAGTTTTAATTTTTAGATTTTGAGCGTTTCTCTTTGAGTCTTCGATCTTCTAGTTCTTGCCTTGCTTTGATTAGAGATTGTGCTGTCTGCAATCGAGATTCATAGAATCTATTAGGATCAATTTGAAGATCGATAACATCCTCTGGATTGACGATAGCATCAAACTCTAAATCATTATCTCCTAGAATCTGTTTTAATTCTTCAGGTAGATTTTCGTTTTTAATTTTAGGTAATTTCATAATACTCGTAACCTATGGCGTCCCTTGTTGTCCAAATTAAATTACCCCCACCTAAATTAGATAAGTCTGTTGATCTTGCAATGATATTTGCGTCATCTAGAGCACCAGCAATTTGTGTGATATCAGTAATTTTAACATATGCATTACAATCACTACCATCTGCATCTCGATAGCAAATTTTCTTTCCGTTGTCTTCAATAACAAAACCACCATCATTTCCAAATAACGACATCAGATGAGTCTTACCAGCTTCCATAGTAATTGTACTTTGAACAGAACCATCACTATCATCATGTTGTGTAAAACTAAGACCTTCATGATTTGAAGGGAATCCTCCCCACCTTACAGAATCCATCGCCTTACCATTAGTATTTGGATTGTCATCATATTCAAATAAGAATACAACTCTAGCAAAACCATCACCTGCAGTTACGATATTGCCCCTATTATCAAAAGTTACTCTAACAGCACCTGGTGTTGTTGCAGCAGGTCGTATTGTCCAAGCAATACCACCAGGATTAGAATTCCAATTGTCACCATTATCAGTGTTAACAACTGTACATGTTATGGTATGAGCTCCAGAAGACAAGTTGTTGAGGGCATATGTGTTAGAACTAGGAACATATGGTGATGTAATAATTCGGGTCCCATCTAAATCCCATGTGCCATCATCATCAACACCGTATTCTAGCACATAATTTCCTGTATAGGGAACATTAATATTCCATGTTGCTGTATGAACCTGGTCAATTAGCATGTCAGAGTTTGATGGGAAGACTGCATAGGTATTCATAAACTGTCCCCAATCATTACTAGCATCAGGACCAGATCTTACCCAAGGAATATCATTCCCTTGCGTACAAGCTCCACCTCTACAGATTTTAATGTACCAACCACCAGGATTTCTTGACCAATCATATGCAAGACCATACGGTTTACCTTCAGCATCAACAAATCCTGCTGCAGAGTTAGTACACCTAACAGTCAAACTTAAATTTCTATTTCCAATTAAATTTCTTGTAGCAGTATATGGAGTGCTCAACGGACCTCCAGCAAAAATCCCTCCAGAAACATCCATGAACGGTAACTGCTCATCATTAATAAAGATTTGCATATTATCATCACAACCAACTTCAAATGTATATTCATCAGAAGTTGGAATAGGAATTGTGTAGGTAACTGATTGCTCGTCAAGTGGGAGTGTACAGACTGCGGGGTTCACCCAAACACCATACTTATTCCCATCTTCACTCCAAAAACCAACGTTAGAAATAGTGCTAATTGCTGCCACATCTTTGATTATTAATTGTGCATTGCAATCATCATCGTCTGAGTCAAAGAAGCAAAGTTCATCATCTCCTTTATTTTCAAACCCACCATATCCAGTACCACCATTAATAATACCCGAATATACTTGACCAGCTTCAACAGTTATCCAAGTACTATCAGAACCCTCTTCCTCACCACCTGTTTGAACAAAAGTATACCCACCGATACTGAAAGAACTTAAAGCAGTACCAGCAGTACTTGGATCGTCATCCCATTCAAAATCTAATCTAACTCTACCAGAACCAGTACCATTTACCACTAAGTCACTACCACTCCATTTAGCACTAACTGTTGACGTTGATACTACCGCTTCTAGACTAGAGGTGACAGGAAAAGTTACAGGTTTAGATCTTTCTTTTCTTTGATAAGTAGCAAGTTCTCCATTAGCACGAAAAAATTGTACTGTTCTAATATTAATATCCGTATCAAAAGGTGAACAAGTTTCTGGTGTTAGGTTGGGAACAAATAAATCTTCATCTAATCTTAAATTGGCTACTGAGGAAGATGCCCATGGGTAACAAACTCCATAAGGATCTAGACATTTAGCAAAATCGTCCCATGCATCTGGAGGATTAATCCAATCGTCTATACAATCATAGTATGTTCCATCATCTCTCACCTTACATTTTCTACTTCTTAGAATAGGTTCACCAAGATAATAGTTGTAATCATCTGCATTTGGATCATCAAAAACTATTACTCTCTCATCAGATACAGAGGTAGCAGATCTCTGTAAATTGCCCAAGTCTAATTCACTAATCCCATCATCACAAATAGGACCAAAATATCCTTCGGGATAATAATACGCCATTAAAAAAGAGGGTTGTTACACCCTCTATTTATTTTAATTACTCAACCTCTCCAATAATCCAAGACCTCATACCAAATGGTGTATCAGAAATCAGAGTTTGAGTTAATGTTGCTACCTCTCGTGGCACCACCAAACAGAATCCAATACCAAGATTGAATACATTTCTCATCTCTTCCTCAGCAATATCTCCTGCCTCTTGGATCTTGTTAAAGAGTTCTGGTCGTTCCCAAGCAGACCAATCAACATCAACAGTCAGACCTTCTGGAAGGCATCGTGGGAGGTTCTCAGGCAGTCCTCCTCCAGTGATATGTGCCATGCCTAGGATAGGAACCTCGTCTAATAGGTGCTGTATGAGACGGGCATAGATGGTGGTTGGCACCAACAGTTCTGGCATCTCCTTGTAGTAAATATAATTTCTCCACAGCATATCATTGACAAGAGTGTATCCATTACTATGAAGTCCACTACTCTCAATACCAATGACTACATCACCAGGTCTGATGTTACTACCATCAACAATCTCATTCTTCTCTACAATACCAGTGCAGAAACCAGCAAGGTCATA